ATTGTGTTATGAAAGGGGTTTTGTGCTAATTGGTTCTTGGCCAAATCTAATCTATTACCTGTAACATGCGGGTTGAGGTGTCCCTTGTACGGGTTGAGTTCGTGGTAATCATTTTGCTTGTAATGTTGCATCCATCCACCGTTCGGAGCATTGATACGACCATCGACACGAGACTTGTCGTGGCGGATGGTCGTCAAAACACCATGTTGATTCATTGGCTTTTCGCGGACATTCATACGGCCTGGGTTACCCATACGGTTCGGCTTGGCACGACGCTCGACTGGACGCATACCGTAAGCCACGTACTGATCAACACCGTAACCCCTACTGTCGGGACCTTCACTGTTCATCATAGCGGCCGGCGCATTCACGTAACCACCATAGAAGTTCGCAATACCCGGAGATGGATTGTTCACATGCATGAACTGAGAGTCATTGACATCCATCTTGTTGCGGGTAGGTGCTTGGGGCATCGTTTGTCCCGAAACGAAACGCTTACCCGGTGTGCGGTCAAGACCATCGGTACGAAGACCGGTCTCCGAGCGATTCGTAGTTCGCATAGTCTTTTGGTGAGAAGCGCGCGGCGTCGAACCAGACATACCTTGAGCACGTCCACCCGTCGGCGGACGACGTTCCGGAAGGTATGCCGTCTTTTCGGGCTTGTTGTAGCTCACTTCACCAATTTCCGCACGACGGCCACCACGAGTATCGACAGCCGGACCAGAACGACCCGGGAGAGTAGTAAGACGGTACGCACCAGTGTTCACTGGGTTCACACGGAAGACTTGTTGATAACCACCAAATGATTCAACATCTGCACCAACACCAAGACCCGGACCAACCAACTTCTTCTCGACCGGGGACAAGTTATTCATGCGACCTTGATCATACAAACGCCCTCGCATCTCTAAAAGCTCCTGACCACCCGTTCGGTTTTGCGGAGCAATAACAGCAAACGAGTCGACTTCGGTTTTTCTGTCTCTGAAAGGGTCTGTGAATTCAATCTCTTCAAATTCAGTTTCAAAAAGTTCCGGTTGCTTCTCATTAACTTTTTTAGGAGGCTGTTCTGGAACTTCACTGAGCTTCCGGCCGGCATATATGAGTCCGGCGACGGCCAACACTGACACGGGGTCTGCCATTCTTACTTCTTGTTAACATTTTTATTATTGCATGTATCGCTGGTTAAACATACTGTTCTGGATATGGGCACGGGTGCTCAACGGTTCGTAAGTTCGAGTGCGAAGTGGCACCTTGCATTCGACATTGTTCAACGGGAAGTAACCACTTTCGTGGGGCTTCACCAAAACCTTGCCAAAACGCGTCGTCGACTGAGGACGGAGTTGGTCACTTACTTCAATGTAACGAGCCGGAGAGCCGTTGCCAGCCATGTACGGAGCCGTACCGTAAATCATGGTAGACGGACGGCAGCAGTGGTTAAGAGTACTCGGCTGTGGATACACAAAAACTTCTTCTGTCGCATTGACAGCCGGAACGGAATCATACTGCAAAAGTGTCAAACCGGGCTGCAACTGGTATGCCATTTATTATTACATAAGAATATTTATTCACCGGCACGAACAGTACCTCTATGCATGCCACTTCTCTTATCACCATTTGCGTCAAGACCCGCAAAAGCTTCGAGTTGAACACCTCTCGCATCCGGGTTACAGAAATTCGTGTCAGACTTGCACATCGGCTGGAATTTCTTACCGTAGCACCATTCCGCAAAACCAGTTTGATCACCAACCACTGTTGTTACTGGGTTAGATACAAACTGTCTCGCCATCGCATTGACTTGATACTGAGGCAAAGCTGTCCTGGAGCGACCCGGTGTGTACTTCATACGACTGTTCAAAGTTGAATCGAGTTCACGCTTGACGCTCGAATGATAGCACGCCGATGGGCGATCCGGGCGATCCGTAAAATCAGAAAGCAACATGTTACCCATCGGGTTATCCATAGTCGGCAACTGACATGAAGCTTCTGCTTGTTCTTCGACACGCGTCGGACGAGCTTCACCTTCCTTGACCATACCGGAATTATACATAACATAAAGAACACCTAAAACAGTCGAGGCCAGAACAAATATTCTGGGATCCCGACGAATTAAATAAATAAAGCACGCGGCATAAATGATAAATCTCGACGCAGCGTTCACACGCTCGTCTCCCGACTGGGTATTAGTAGGCCAGAACTGCAAGACCTTGTCAGTACGGATGAGCTCTTGCGGGTCTTCAAACCAAACCTTCATTTATATAGTATGAGTTTATTTTTTCAACATACTACTAAACATGCTCATCAAAGCCTTTTCGTCGATCTGACCGTCACCACTCTGGATCTTGTCGGCACAATCCTTTGCCACGTTTTCAATGACCGCCAAGGTTTCTTGGGGGATCGCCGTGATCGTCGTACCGAGCATGTACAGCGTTTGCAGATATTGCCAGACAGCATTCTTCGTACCATCAGACATCTTTTCATTCCAGTACTCTTCAATGTTCAAGTCTTGGAGAAACTCAATGTTCTTGATATCTTCGGTAAAAAAGGTTTCGTCCTTTTGAGAAATCTTCGTTGCAAACTTCGACACACCCGACATGTACGCTTCGACACACTTACGCGGATTTGCCGACTTGAGCAAATCAAAAGACGTCATAAATTTTTTGATTCCCTTTTCCTCTGGAAAAGTCTTGTGCAATTCCACAAGAAATTGACCCATCATATCATTGAATGCAGTCACCGAAGCCATTTTACTGTATAATACTAACATTAAATCTTTAAGTTAGAACGGCTCCGAGGAAATCGTTTCGCGTTGGCCTAAACCGTTGGCCACGATAAAATACACGAGAATCGCATTGAGAACAGCGGGTTTCACATAGCTACTATTGGGGAGCTTACCTTCGTTATTAAGTTTCGCCTTGGCGTGAATGTATCCAGCCGTGATACCGGCCGCAATGAGACCAGCCCACATTGGGTCTCGGAGATAGTCTGACAGTTCCATTTAATTATAACCAAGTTTTTTTGTTCTCTCGTCGGATGCGTCACCGAAGAGAATATCGTCGTCTTCTTCTGGTGTTTCACCTGGGGGTGCTTGAACATTTTTGATGGTCTTGAACTCGTTAGCGAGGCTCGAGATCGGAGGAACGGGACCCGCTTCAGGTTCAAGTTCTGGACTCGCTTCAGGTTCAAGTTCTGGACTCGCTTCAGGTTCAAGTTCTGGACTCGCTTCTGGCTCAACAGCCTCTGTGGCTTCTTCCGGTTCCGGAAATTCTTCGTCGTACACATCTGGATCTTCTGTGTCAGTCTCCATGGCTTCACCGCCGATATCAATGTTACGATCCGTTTGAGTCATGTAAGTTTGAAGAATTTGTTGAACCGGAATCAATTCTTTGACGGTAGCTTCGATGCACTTACAAAAACGTGTCTTCAATTGCTCATCACGAATATGTTCAGATTGTTCTTCATGGAAGATGTAAGGATCTTTGTATAGTTCCTTTGCGATATTGTTATAGCATGTCTGAATGAAAACTTCATTGGACGGAAGCTTCAACGCAATCTTCTTGTTGTCTGCATTCAATCGAACCGAGGACAAAATCTTAGTACACGCGACAAAAACTGCCGCCAAAAGATCATTGAACCACGCACACCGAGATGCAATATTGTCTGTGTGCTTCTTGGACATCGCATTACTCCAGTTTGGAACTTCCTTCAACAACTTTTGATACATGATCAAAACTTTACGCCCCTTCGACATTGACGAAGCCTCTTCGTACATTTCAGCAAAAACCTCAATCATAGGTGGACACATAACCGTGCAAAGCTGTCCAATATATTCCTTCTTCGCTTCGACAAGTATGTCCATTTATCATTAAGTGGAATTTTTTTTAAAACGGGTGTCACGCACCATTTCCCCTGTATTTGTTTGCCATCTTCTTCAAATTTATGAATGACGGAAATTCTTCTTCTTCGACACGTGGAACAGATGTTTTTTCCTTCTGTGGAGAACTCCATGTGACATGAAGATCTATTTCTGATATTGATGATACATTGAATCCACCGAGTTCGAGTTGTCTCTTCAAGTAAATACACGCTTGAGACCTATCGAACGTCGGATACCCAAAGACCACAGACGGAACACGTAGTAGAACATGCTTACCGCCCATCTCTACTGTGTATTTAATCTTTCGAGAGAACTGTTCATAAATCTTTTTGTACAATTCTTTCTTGATCTTTTTGCGGTTACTTTCAATGTTTACTATATCCGACACATTGATCATTACAATTAGTTCAATTTATTTTTAGCCAA